CTTTCTTCGTCTGGTGGTACATCTAGAGTGTGTGAGATTAATAAATCAAGTTTGATTACATCATTATTAATATTTCTAACTCTATTATCTAATTGTGTTATGATGGCGTGCATAGTTTGTACTTGACCTATGACTGAACCTAGAATATATCTAAGAATAATATAGATGAATACACCCATAGCAAATGACCCTGCAATCGGTAAACCAAAATCAGCAAGTATAATTACAAAAGTTTCCATACTAACTATTTAGTCGTTCTGTACGATCATAAGTATCATCATCAGCCGTCTTAATTAACTCTTTTATAACAGTATGTCCTAAACTATTAGGGTGCATATCAAAGTCTAGTTTAGCATTATACCCAACCCAATGATTAGCAGGTGTATCATAACCCACACGATATATAGGATTTTCGTGTGCGTTACCCTCTAGTGTTTTTAAGTGTCTATCCCAAGACCATAAACTATCATTACCCAGTAGTTTAGGTTTAAACATTGACTCTTCAACTATTTTTTTGATTATCTCATCTATATTTTCAGGAACAGGTTTACCCCATATCTCTTTATCAGACTTATTTAAATATTCTAGTGCTTGAAATTGTACTAATGGTATATTCTTATATTTACATACACACTCTAATTCATAGGCAAGTCTTAATGTTTTATTAATGAGAACCTCCATCATCTCTTCAAAAGATAGATAAGAGAATCCTTGACGCATTATATTAAGAATATCTGATTGATTTGCTCCTAAATATTTTAAATAAGGTCTTGGCCATATAGAGTCTCTTTTGCCGTGTTCACCATAGTCTAGTGTGTGTTGCATAAGTCCTGTTTCAATATCTATTCTATCACAGGTAGACCAGGCAACTACAACTAAACCTATTTTATCTCCATACTGAACTATCTTATCTATTGTGTTATTGAATATGGCTTGATTACCATATCCTACTTGACCTATATTTAAAGGTAACATTTCTAGGTCATTTGCTAATTGAGCAACCCAAGACTTGCCTTTAGGTATGTATCTCATATCAGTAAAACTACAACCAGATCCTAATAATATTTTTATTTCATCATTTTTAATACTGCCTATACTACCTGGATATTTACTATTATTAATCAAAGATAATTCAGGTAATATTTTTATCTCTGCCTTTCTTAGAAACTCGTTATCTACTGTTTTACCATATATTCTATGAATACCTGTTGTGGGATATTTACCTAGTTTCTTAAAAAATTCTGTGTGTATTACAAATTGATTATGATTTATACTAGCTGAATATATTTTATCTGTTTCTAATTCATCTAAGTTTATTTTGTCAATATCTTCTATTAAATAATCTAAGTCAACTAATAATGACCATTCAGTCTGTACATTATCCATTATTAGATTTCTAGCGCCCTCGTTATTGAAACCTATATCTTTCTCTATTGTGAGTAAAGACCAGTTATCAGGCATATCTTTTTCTGTAAGGGGATGTGTAAATGAGGCGTCATCACAAATTATAAATTTGTAATTTGAATCTTTATAGTATTCTTTTAGGTGATTAAATGCTTCTATTTGATTGTAGTATGTAATACCTATTGTTAAATTGCTTCCCATTCTTTTTTCAATTTTAAATCTGCATACTTTAAATTGCCACGACTAGGTTTCTTCTTATTAGGAATCATTTGCTGACGCTTTCTATTCGTTTGCAATAATGCTTTTGCCATTGGGTTGTTTCTTAATTTATTCATAGTCCGTATTTCTCTAGTTTATTTTCCTCATTCTCGTACTTTTCCCAGTCAGGTAGAGGATCTTTCTTTTTTGTTATGTTCGGCCATTTATTACTGTACTCTTCATTGAGTTTATACCATTTGTCTGCAATATTGCCGTTATCACTTACGATAGCACCGACAGGACATTCTGGTTCACATACGCCACAGTCTATACATTCATCAGGATTGATAACAAGCATATTGTCACCTTCATAAAAGCAGTCAACTGGACAGACTTCTACACAATCGGTAAGTTTACACTTGATACATTTGTCATTTACCAAGTATGTCATATGCTATTTATATAAAAAAAGGGGCGCCGAGTAAATCTCATCCGCCCCTTGGTATCATTTAAAACAGGTGGAGAGAATTACTCTTCTTCCGCAAGTTTGCTGAAGTAAGACAGCGTTTCATCATCATCAACGGAATCGTTTGACGAAGAAGCCGCTACTGCTTCTACTGATACCTCTGGCGTTTCTGATATGGAAGGTGGGGTAACCATATCTTCAACTGTGCCAGTACTTCTAGAACCTGTCAATACTTTATCAAGTTTGCTTTTCAGCTCATCATAAGACTTAAAGTTTGACGCCTCTAGAAATGGTTTTAACGGATACTGTTTAGTCCATATACCTTCAATGGCCTCATCATTATCCGCAATCTCTTTTGTTGAATCAAATTCTGATTTATCATAGTTCCAGAATCCATCAACTTTTCTGATCTTCAATTTAAAGTCTGCACCTTCCCAAAAGTCAAATGGGTTTACAGGTTTCTCATCTTCAAATTGAGGTTGCATTTTATCAGTAATCTTATCGAAAATCTTTTTACCGAATTTAAATAGTTTTACTTGTCCTTCGTTTTCAGGATGTTTAGGATCAGAAACGATAAGAACATTAGCAAAGTAAGATAGTTTTCTTTTTCTCTTACGAGCAATCTCTTTGTCTGCCTCGATACCTGAATTCCATAGACGACTGTTCTCTTCACTAACTGGATCTTTTTGATTCATTGTAGTTAAAGAATTCTCTATGTACCAACCACCAGGTCCTTGAAATGCGTGTGACCACATTTTAACCCAAGGTAAATCTTCGTCTTTGACAGCAGGCAAGAATCTAAGAACGGCATAACCATTGCCAGTCTTGTCTAGTTCTGGTTTCCAGAACCTGTCATCTACATAAGATTTCTGATTGTTGTTTGAAGAGACGCCACTAAGTTCTTTAGTGAGTGCGTCTAGGTTTGATCTTGACCTTTTTAAGGCCGCTATACTTGTATTCATTTATATATCTCCGTATGTTGTAAGTATTGTTGTATGTATTAGTTTATCCACAAAGTGCATAATATAATAGTATTTATAAGAATCAATCAGTTTCTCCATAAATAGTTTCGCCACTTTTGGTAACTATAAAGTTATTTACCATAGTAGCATTTTTGTCGAGTTCATTTAAGTCTCGGCAAACTTTTAATATTCCCTCTTTATCGTCTGAGGTCAATATAATATTTCTGTTTCTTTCACTTTCTAATGTGTACATATTCTCTCCTTATTAAATATGATTCTATTATAACACCTTTTTTAGAAAATGTCAAATATTAATCCTGTCTAATTCATCAAAGAATTGCATATTACCCTTTAACCAATAATTGGTACCAATCATAAGTCTAGGTTCTTCAGACTCATTTGGTGTAGTACTATGTTGAACCCAACCTGGAAATATAACTACATCACCTGACATGACTGGTATTTGCCAATTGGTAGCATTCCACTCATTAAGTTGGGTATATTGAAATCCCATTCTATACTCTCTCTGCCAGGTACTTTTATTATCTGGTGCTTGTAATATTAATTGACCTGAATCTGCTCTTGGATAATAACATACAGAAAATATTGTATGAGCGTGATTGTGTATTGGATGATTAGACCCTTTATGATTTATAGTTAACCAACTAGATTGTGTCTCTAGTTCATTTGTACACATCATAATATTATCTCTAAAATAATGTGCTTGTTGACTGATAAGTTCTTTAATTTTTTCTAATTTAAGATTGTCTAGAAAGTGACCTCTCTCTACAAATACATTAGCATTTTTACTATTCTCAACTGATGAATTAATATAGTTATCAATATATTCTTTTGCTTCTGGTGTAAAATTGCTATAGGTGTAATTTGTGTTTATCTTGTAAACAGGAACTCCCCACAAATTATTAAAGATTGTCATTCCTCGCCTTCATCTACATTAAAAGACTTGTATGGTTCATTATAATCAGTACCTTCTATAATATGTTTAATCAAAACTTGTTTCGTAAGTGCTGTAGCGCCTTCTTCATTATTGATCTCTTCGATCTTTTTTATCTTACCTTGTAATTCGTGTACTTTGTTTGATAACTCTAAAGCATTATGCTCGTGAGTCCATATTGTATATCCGTTTGCCTCATTCATTTATTTTCTTCTTTATAATCATTTTCATTTTTGTAATATTGTATTTCAAGAATGGTTTATAGTTCATCATTAATTTGTATTTCTTAGGCCAGATAACATTCTCTTTTATTTGTTTATTAAACTGTTTTGTATAACCTAGAATATCATTTAAGATAATCATTGTCTCTAATGTTATCTTAGAGGCAAGAAATAACTTAACCAATGCGGGATGTTGTCCGTCTTTGACTTTGAAGAGGTCATCAAATTTGATTCCTTTCTCTTCAATGAATTCAAGTAAAGTATTAACATCGCCTTCGAATACATAACTTAAACTCTCTATTCTTTTTTGCCATCTGGTGTAATTTTCTTCACCAGACTTTCCAACAACATCGCCGATCCAAACAGAATCGCCGTCAAGAAATCCAGCAACAAAATAGTCAACACAAGCACTACTCGAATAAGACCTAGACAACTTGTGAAAAAAGTAT